TTTACGTGTTGACGACCGTATTTACTTAATTCTTCATATTTTACAAGACGCACAACATGACAAACAATTAATGCACGAATATCCAGTCTCATTTCTTGTCTTTCTTTTTATCATAATAAAAGACTAACGTTCCACCATAAATTGGTAATTGTTTACGTTTACCTAATTTATTATTCTTGCACAACACGATATTGTACTGACTAAAATAAAATCCTCTCAATTGTTTGTACCACCATTTCTGTATTTTATAATTCCCATTACTTAACGAAAGATTATGTGCACAATAGTCTGACAAATCTATTAGTGTAATAACTCCATTTTTTTAATAGTTTCAACAATACGTTTAAAGCTATTTTCACCAAAGTATGACAGTCCATTTTTATAGTCTTTAACTGGGTTATTGAAGCAATTGTCGGAAAGTTTATTGGCAAGTTTATCACCAAGTTTATCGCCAAATAGTTGTTGCACAATAACATACGAAAAATTTTTTTGTCGCTTGAGTTTAGTCAATCTTTCTAAATGACTATTACGCAAATCTAAAACTTCATAATACGGTGCACTGGCATAAATATTATATGCTGTCTTACTTTTATAAAAGTTTTTTTTCTCGCTGATAATAATCGCTTGTTCCTGTGGAGTTAAGTCTGTGAAATCTACTTTTCGAATTACTTCAGAAATAATCAACAATCTAATATCGCGTCGTAATAATCCAGTGTTTATTATTGCAATTCCTTTTTTATATTGAAGATATTTCTTTTGCGTTCGCTTACTCATTCTTTCGTATATTTCTGACATTGATAATTGTACACAATAATGCTCATTTAAAAGTATCGAATTATCATCATTTTCTAAAATAGCTTGATTAAAAATTCGACACAAAGCAGATAAACCGGGAATTCTTTTTAAACTGATAATATGAGAAATTTTTTGTTCTTTTAATAATATTAAATTATTTCGAAACATCTCCTTATTATTCATTTTTCATCTTCCCTCTTTTATCTACTACTTTATGCTAATTTAACCATTAACTAATTGCTCCAATGCTTTCAATTTATTTTCCATAAATAAATCAATTTTGTCTCGAACATTTTTTTGTGGAATATAGGTATAATCTTTCATAATTGTTTTAAGCGTTGGTGAAGTAATACTTGATTCATTGCAGATATTTGTGTTTGATGTCTGAGTTATTTCAACATACATTCTAAATTTACTTAGCATTTTTAATTCGTCATTTTCAAATTCCATAATTAATTCCTCCTGATTTTATAGAAAACAAACAATACTAACAACGTTGACATATTACAAATGGTTTATTTCATTTTACATCTTCTTTTTTCTTTAACTTATATTATTTATTATAAACTGCTTAGTAAGTTTTGTACATAGTTTTTCATAAATTATTTAAAATATTTTTATGAAAAATTGAATAATATTTTTGTGATATTAAATTGCAATCAACGTATGTTTATCTTTAAAAGTTAGTATCGATTTAGAAATATCATAATCACTCTATGCATTGGTAGAGTAAGCATTCAAAACAATAATAAAAAAATACTTACTTCCTCTAATATATATATAATGGAGGTTGGTATTTTTATTTAAGTATTCTCTATGCATTGGTACTCTAACAATAGACTAATTTAAAATATATAAATTCGATACTAACTTAAAATTATTTAAATAAATATAAATCAATTATAATTATGCTGACATACGTTGTTATAATTTACTTAATTAGTTTTGTACAATTAAATACAGAACTTAACTCACCCTGCATTTGTCGAGCTTTGCTCGACGTTAAGTTATACGAATTAATTCTACAATGAAATGTAATGGATAAATATAGCCGATGACATGATAAGGTTTACCTATGACTATCTAACGTATTGCTGTAAGTAAGTATACTATTAATAGAAGAGAATATATAGAAGAGAATATAAAGGATATTATAATCAAACTATATTTAATTATACTAATAAACAATTATACCATGTATTAAGGTAAATAATAAACAATGATAGTTAACTTAGATTTATTGATGTACATTTGAGATAACTTAATTAATGAGGGGTTAAATACGTATTGTTATTACATATAATTATATTAAGACATATCTATAGTATAATTATAATTGGTAAACATATATGACAACTAGAGATGAAGCTTAACATACATCTTGTATTCAATTGAATTACATTTGATATTCAACTATACAAATTAAATCTATGATAAGTTGCAATTGTAAATATAAGTGAAGACATAACAACAAGCGACCATGCTAACTTACTATAGTGAATACTATACCTTGACTATATTCGAAGACTATATTCGAAGACTATATTCGGAACTATATTCAGGACTATATTCAGGACTATATTCTAGACTATATTCTAGGCTATATTCTAACTACATTCTAACTACATTCTTAACCTCAGCTATAGATAGATATTATGGTTATAAATTTTTATATAGTGCACATAATATAGGAATAATATATTTTAATATACTGGATGATGAAACGACATGCTAGTCCACAACTCTGAGAATATACACACGGGAATTTCTGTTAAATTAGCTGAAGCATTGGTGCATATAGCCCGGCTATACTTCCGGAAAAAAACAATGAATGCTCTGTAATAGCTTGTGCAGTTTCCGTTGCATACCCGGTACCAAAATAAAAACCACTAAAATTTTTTTTCAATTTCAGCGGTCATATCTTTTTTAATTATTCAATTATAACAATAATTTATATATTTTTCAACTAAAAACTTTGGAAAATTTTATGGTCAAGTGGTGAATGCAATTTATCTAAATGGTATGCGACAAGCTGACTTGAATATCCAAAATATTTTGCACATTCCGAAATCGAGTCGAAAACTTTCTCGTGTCCATCTTCAAATTGAACTGAAATTTTCATGTGGCGATGTTTCTGTTTTGTATGGTGAATTTGTGGCTCATGAAAAATAAATTCTCGATAATGTGAAAAATCATTATCATCTCCATGCTGTTTAATATAGATGACATTACGCCTAATAAGTTCTTTTTTAATACGAGAAATTTTATCATACGAACCTTTGTCTTTCATTCCTAAAATTTGTTTGACATATTCATGTTGAGTCATCCCAAGATTGAAAAATACTGTGATATGTGGAACATACGAGCATAATTGTAGTGCACTCATTTTTGATAAATCCATTCGTTGAGAAAATGAATTTTTGATGTAGGTTCGAATGTGAGTGCAGTTATTTTTATTGAGCAATCGATTTTGCCATACACAAATCTTAGAATATCGATTATCTTCAAGTAATTTACCAAGATAATGAATTGCTCTACAAATATCACAACCCTTACATACTTTGCTTTTATTGTGACCTGCCATGAATGAAATTGCATATAATTTTTCTTGTTTATTGTGAAAATCAATATATTTGTTAATATTTTTAAAAAATGTCGTTTTGATTTTCCATAAAAAATGGAAATCTTTGATGACACTTGTTGTTTTGATAAAAATGAATGGATTTCCTAAAAAATCAATTACTGAAAATGCATATTTTTGATGATTTCGTACGAAATATACAAATTTTTCATGATTTTGATGTAAATTATTCATGAAATAGTCCTTATATTTGTTATTTCTTAATGAAATTGATTTATTAGAGTCCAAAAAATTACGAATTGCAATAGAATTTTTGTAAACTCGAATATTTTCAACTCCATTAACGTAAATTCTTAATAAAACTCGATTATTATTGTCATTTTTTGCATAATATTCATTGATTTTTTCATAAATATCATGTGGAGATGAGCGTTTTGTAAATTTTGCTGGGACATTTTGAAGAGATGTGTTTCCTTTTGAGAAAAAATTCATGATAAAAACTCCTTTTTTATGCTTAATTCTTTCATTTATCTTTATTATAACATCTTTAAGCGTAAATTGACACAGTTAATAAAAATTATAAAAAAAATGCTTCTATATAATTATAAAATAGAGAATGTGCTGCGGAAGTGATAATATGATTATGGTAATGTGTCCAAAATGTGGTCAACAATATGAACTTGGAAAAAAACATACTTGTAAATTAAATAAGCATATGAAAAAGCTTAATAATAATTTTGATTCTCAAGCTGATAAAATTATTCATTCAAAAGAATGGAAAAAAATGAGAATGCAAATTTTGAGACGTGACCATTTTTTATGCCAACGTTGTTTGAAAAAATATCATTATTACAATGCTGACAATTTGACAGTTCATCATATTATCGCTCGTATTCATGACCCAGAATTGGGATTTAATCCAAAAAATCTTGTCACATTATGTCGAACATGCAATAATCAACTTGGTGTTCAAGACAAACTTGATTTTAATTGGGATGCTGAAGCAGCAAATAAAAATTTCGAAAATAGAGAAGAAGGTGTATTAACTTGGCTGGTCGAAAAAGAAAACCCGCGGCATTAAAGCGTGGGAAATCTGAAACAAAAGAACATTTAGATAAACGAGAAGATGTTGAGCAATCAATTCGAGGAAATGACGACCTCGTTTATAAAGTGGACAACCTTCCAAGAAATGCACAATCGTATTATGACGTCATTGTTAATTCATATAAGGATATTAATATTTTATCAAATTTGGATATTCCTTTAATTAAAGAAATGTCATATGTTTGTGCACGTTTAGAGGAAGTCGATAATTTAATTAATCATGACGATATTTTAGTTCCAGTTTATAATAAGAAAACAAATGAAATTGAATATTATCATGAACACAGTGCGTTTGCACTTCAAAACAAATTATTTAAGCAATTTACAACACTCGCAGGACAATTGGGGATGAGTCCTTCAAGTCGTGCACAAATTGCAGAATTGAAAATGCAGAATGAACAAAAAGAAAAAGATCCACTCACCAATGCCATTTCAGGGGTTGATAGTGATGATGACGAGGAATAATTTCCTCGTTTTATAGGCGAATTTTAAATGGTAAAATATTGAGTTTTTAAAATTTAATATCTAGGTTCGAATCCTAGTTCACCTATTTAGATGTTGCATAGCAACAAAATATGGGGACAATATCCTCATTACATATCCATTACAAAAATCAAAACCTTCGTCTTTTTAAGTGTTTTTCAGCGATAATGTTCAAGGTTGAATGGTTTAGAGAACATTTCATGTTTAATTCCCCTAATTTTTTCCCACAAAATAAAATAAAATTTTGTGGGATACATAATTATATCTTAGAAGAGTGGTGCTTAAATTTGAAAAATAAGAAAATTATTAGTCAAATTGAAAAAACACCCGTGTATGGCTATGCTTCAAATGTATTGAATGGCACAATTGTTGCCAATGAGTATATTAAAATTGCATGTAAAGACTTTATTGATGAGTTAAATGACCCAAATTCTAAATATATTTTTAGTTATAAGTCTTTGAAACTGATTTCGAACGTTTTAAAATTGATTGTAATGCCAGATGGACTTTTAACAGGAAAATCTGCGTATGATGCTCTTGCTGGATTTCAATGGTTTTTCATTGGAAATGCTTTATGTTGGAAAATGGCAGACAATCATGCAAAACGTCGTTATGAGCAGTCACTTCTATTTATTGCACGTAAAAATGGTAAAACATTTATTGTTGGTGTGCTTTTCATTTTGCTGTTATTACTGGAACCAAAATTTTCAAAATTCTTCTCAGTTGCTCCAAACTTGGAGGAATCGACTTTGATTAAGCAACAAATGGATGAATTGATTAAAGTTTCACCAGCGTTGGTCAATCATTTTGAAGTTAAGAAACGAGATATTTCTCAAATTGACCGTGAAACAATTTTTACTCCACTCGCAACTTCAAAAAACCGAATGGATGGTCGTAAAGCTTCAGTGTTTGTTGCTGATGAGGTTTGTGCTTTGCCAGATCGTGGTCCAATTGACGCTATGATTT